ACGAAATGGTTTGCTTTGAAGGATTGCAGTTTTTCTTTGACTTATAAAGATGCAACTTGGCAGTGCCGTGTGTGGTCTGGTGAGTCTTTTATTTCTAGCGACCAGCATGAGGAGCCAGTTCTGGCAATGCATCAATGTTATTCAAAGATGAGGACAAATGGCAAAGGGTAGACATTTTATCCCTAGGGGGAAATTGGTTTATGCGCCGAGCCTTCATGGTGTGGCGAATGTTGTTTCTGTTTTTACTCCTGAGGAATGCGAGGAGTTGATTGCTCTTGCTTTGATGGAGGACGGTATTCATGAAGTCGCCGTTGACGAAAATGAATCGGATAAATCTATTCGCTCGGTGATGACATATACGCTGTCGCAAAAGAAATACCCTGGTCTTTGGGAGCGTTTGCAGACTATTTTTGAAGGTTCTAATTCTTGGCGTTTTGAATGGAACATAATCAGGACTGTCCAGATTTTAAGATTCAGAGAGGGTGACCACTTGAGTCGCTCTATGGATTGGTCTAGCAATAATCCCCGCCGTAAAATATCTATGGTTCTTCAGTTGTCGGAACCTGACGAGTATGAGGGTGGCGATGTGGTGCTTTCTGCTGGTCACATGGACAATGTGATTCCTACGAATATCGGCTTTGCTACCCTGTGGGCTTCGTATCTACCTAACCATGTCACGCCTGTGACTAGCGGTGAACGCTGGTGCATTGTTGCATGGGCTGAGGGTGAACCTTACCGCTAAAAGCCTTGAATGGTATAATGTAGCCACACTAACCACTATGGATTGGCTGCTTTATGCTTTGGAAAGATTATCAGGGGAGCATTAAATCTGTCAGGTTTGAGACTGAAGACTATTCTGCTGAATACAACGAAAAATCAGAACCTCTAAAAGACCCAAAAGGTGGTTTAACTCCAGCGGGTCGTAGGTACTTTAATCGTACTGAGGGTTCTAACTTGAAACCTGGCGTTGACGGGCCTGCTGATACCCCAGCAAAAATGCGCCGTAAAGGTTCTTTTTTAACAAGGTTTTTCACTAATCCCAGTGGACCTATGAAAGATGAAAAAGGTAGACCTACTCGTTTGGCTCTTTCTGCTACCGCATGGGGTGAACCAGTGCCAGACAATTTGGAAGAAGCAGCGAAACTCGCTGCAAAGGGGCGTGCTCTTCTAGAAAAGTACGCTAAAACAAAAGATTGAGGAAATAATGACTAACGAGCGTTTTTGGTATGGAGCAACACTGTTGAAAGTGATTGATGGCGACACTATTGAGTTGATGATTGACCTTGGGTTCAATATCCATCACAAGATTCGTGTTCGTCTTTACGGTGTGAATACGCCAGAGTCACGCACTAAAGACCTTGCTGAAAAAGAAATGGGCATGAAAGCAAAGGCGTACACACAGGATTGGCTTACAAACCACAAGTGGGTTTTTGTTAATACGATTCCTGACAAGAACGATAAGTATGGGCGTATTCTGGCACGAATTTTTTCTTCGGATGATATTGAAGACCCAACTACTGCCTGTCTGAACAAGGACATTATTCAGTCTGGCTATGCTCGTGAATACTTCGGCGTTGGCGACAAGACATGGACAGAGTTCAAGAAGGACTCAAAGTAGCAGTCCATAAAGTATAATTAATTGATGAAGTCATTAATTAACATACTTACCCGTATCCTTGCCGTATTTGCAGCATCAGGTCTTGGTGTTATCGGTGCAGGTGCTGTTGCTGGCGTTCCACTATGGAAAGCATGCTTTATGGCAGGTATCGCTGGTGTTGCCACCGTAGTTGAAGGTCTGTCAAGGGCTTATCTTGATGACGGCAAATTAGACTCTAGTGAGATTCATGCTGTCTTCAACAAGGTAGACAGAAAAGCAGAATAAATCTATTTAGGCAACTCTTCAAAGATGCGCTTTTCTAGTTTTTCTAGCAAGCCTTTGGTTTCAGTGAGTTGAGCGCGAAGTTCGCCAATCATTGCTTCAAGCCGTGCGCAGTGGTCAACCCAAAACTTTAACGCTCTGCGTTGTTCTGCTGATTTTTCTGCTGGTGGTAGGTCTGGCATTTCCATTTTTATTTTTCCGTTTCATTTCTGAGATATAGATTTAAGTAGCCTTCTTCGCTGAAGCAACTTGGGGGAGCGTAGTAATCATTCGTTTCCATTTGCAGGTCAGTACGACGAAGGTAAATTATTGATAAAGACATATAGCGACTCGTATTGTCGTGACGGTCGTCAATCCATTTTCGTGCTTCAAGAACATTTTTGAATGGACCGTGATATACGCCCTGCCCATCTGGGTAATGGAGCATTACAATGCACGGCACTGTAATGGAAACATCATGGTCGTCTGGTAAAAACGATAGTTGCATTTTTTACTTTCTAGTTAGTTTATATTTTTTTGTTGTTTAAGAGGGATTTGAATCGTGTTCCGATTGTTCCGAGGGTTCTACCGATTGCCGACTCGCTGTATTCTTCTCGTTCAACCACGCGATTACTGTCGATAAGTCGTCCACGGAGTTCTGAAATTTCTTTGCGGAGAGCATCCGTCTGGTCTGCTTGACTTTGATTCCTATTACTTTGTTCCATATTAATAAACCATACCATCTTTGTCCATCTTGTACACAATAGTCAAATCCAATGGATTTGTAACCACTTAGAGAATCGTTAAACCACTTCATGCGGATACCTTGTCCCTCTATTGCGAAGAATATCGTTGAATACTTTATTTTCAGCGGATAGTTCTACCAAAAACCCATGAGCGTCAAGCGCTAGTTGCGCAGTATCTGTAGTAGTTAATTCGCTTGTAGCGAGTTTCATTAGAGAGTCAAGACAGTCATGGACTTCAAGATTTCTCATAATGCGACGAATCTCGTCGTGGTCTGCCATTTACTTAGAACCATTTTTGTATGTGGATGGATTGATTTCTAAACATATTTCAGCCCACACATCGGGGTTGTTCTCTTTAAGCCATGAAGCGGCACGACTAGCACGCTTGGCAGCGAGGTGTGTATAGAAGCGACTTTTCTGGCGTCCTTGTTCAGTCTGCCTGTATTTGCGCATGTATTCACGAGCCGCACCTGCACATAGTTCACAACGGCATTTGCTGTTTGTGTAACAGGCGTATGTGCCGTGAACTATTTTAGGTTTGCGCTTTTCGTCGGTCATTGTTAGAACCATCCACTTGATGTTGCGTGTTCCTTGCGAATGTCAAGGAGACCTTTGATGTTGAAAAACTTTTCGAGGTGCTTGACGATTAGATTGTTGGGGATGAACTCACGCCCGCGTCCACCACGATATTCGCTTTGTGGTTGTGCTTCTTTGAGTGCAAGGAATGAGTCTAGTGGGTCTGCACCTCGTGCGATTGAGATGCCCCATGCCGTAGCGGTTGAGCGTGACATTCCTGCGTGACAGTGAACGAGCAAGTCGTTTTGGTCTTTGCCCCATTCAACTGCTTCTGCAATTTGTTCAAATGTTGGTGCGCCATGTCCGCTGGTGGTGTCGCCGAAAACCAATACTTTATGGTTGTCGTGCTTCCATCTAACTTCTCGTTCTTCTGGCCCAACAGTGAGAATTGCAGCAAACATTGATGCTAGTTCTCGTGATTCTTGAAGGTTCCTGACGACAGGCAATTCAATAGGTGAAATATTCATTTTTATCTTTCTTTAGTAGGTAAGGGGAGTAACTATACACCCCCTGTTGTAGTATTGCAACTTCTACAAGATATTTTCTGGTGGGGTTGAATCCCTGTAGAAGTCCATCAGACGCTCCATATCGACCCAGATTGTGTCTAAGACCGAGCGGACAATACAAGTGCCACAGTGAAAGCGCTCCTCGTATAGGGAGTCCTGCTCGTCATCTGGGGCGTCATCTGCGATGTCATCCAAGTCCATCTTTTTGCCAGCAACCTTGATTGCTTCATCTAGGGCTTGAAGGAGGGTTTTTTCTTGCTCATAATCAAAAGAGGTGTTAGTCATGGTTGGCACTTTATCTGCTTTCGGGAAACAATGCAAGTCAAAAGATTATTTGAGAAAAGTTGCAATCGTGCTAGTGCGGGTGTATTGTTTCAAGTGTTCAAAAGAACACACCTAGACAGAAAGTAGACATAATGACTACACCATATGAACAGATGAAAGCATCACTTCAAAAGCGCAAAGGTCGCAAACCTCTTCCAGAGGAAGAAAAGGCTCGTCGCAATGAATTGCAAAAGCGTGAGAATGCTCGTCGTGCAGAAGCACGCCGTCGTGCAAATGTTGTGCTTTCACACAAGTATGAAGAAGAGTTCAAAGTACTTTTCAATGAAGAGTATTCGGCACTTGAAAGCGATAAGCGTTTCGTAAAGACCGTTTAAATAATTAACTTTAAAAACACCTCACTGTTAATCAGTGAGGTGTTTTTTTATGTCATACTATCTATATACCCCACTATTTAGGAGAAAAATGTCAACAGGTATTCTTGCCCCCACCACAATCGTTCTTGGAATTCCAGGAACACTCACTACGAGCAGCCTTGTCACAATGGCAATGCCGTTCAATGGAACAATCACTGGCGCATTTTTGGCAGTGACTGGTGCACCTACTGGCGCAGCACTTACCGCAGACCTCAAGGTTGGCACTGATGTTGCAGCAGCATTTTCAATCGCTGCCACTGGTTATTCTGATGAAGCAACCCTTACGGCTGCAAATGTTGATTTCGTTAAGGGTGACTTGGTTCATCTTGATGTTTCGGGAATCGGTTCAGGTTCTGCTGGTACAAACGCAACCGTTGCATTCACTGTTATCGAAGCCTAAAAAACTTTTAGTTTCACTGGAAGAGAGCGTCCTTTTGTGGGGCGCTCTCTTCTTTTTTTATGTCATAATATTAGCGCCCCCTCTAAAAGCAGGAGACAAAATGTCTGGAATCATCGCACCCGCAATCGTCAACTATGAGTGGACCGTCAAGCAAACAGACCCTTCTTTCTTGAATGTGTCGTTTCCTTTTCGAGTGAAGATTGAGAAAATCTGGTTTACCACTCAGGTACTAAGCGACGGATATGGTCTTTGGCATACCCTAAACGGCGAAGGCGGGGACACGAGCGTAGACATTGAGACAACCGAGAGATTATTGCGTCTCGCGGCATTTAAGTCTAAGAACTCCAAGACACAGCACGGAACTTACGATAACCCAACAGACTTAATGGCTGTATTCAACGATGCAGGTTGGAACAGTAGCAACATTGACGAAACCCTAAAGCCAACAATGTGGCTTGGAAACCCTGATGATGCTGCTGGAAGATTCGGCGCATTCTCTACATCTGGTGGTGTATGGGGCTCCGCACAAAGTCTTCGCAGTACCGCTGTAGCACCTATTGATAAAGCCCACGCCATAAACAGCAGTTGGAATGAAACAGAATACAACGCCAATACATACCTAGCAGATGTTGCAATTATGAACACTGACGAGATGTTGCAGTTGTTCGTCTACAACGCTGATGGAGACTGGACAGACTACAACAGTGAAGGGAAAGTCACAATATCGGTTGCCTACACTGGTGTGTCCAACGAAGAAGCAGCATCCGCCACAGCCAAGCCGTGGACAGAGTGGTGGAACGACTAGTATTGCCGTATGGCAATGAAGACAGTCTGGTTCTGGAAAGGACCACCACTAAATAGCAAATGGTCAGTTGTAGCGACTTATGCTACGGACGAGCATCCTCACCCCTTTGTAATTGAAAGCAAGGTGTGTCCTACGAAGTCTGAGCCGCATTCGTTTGTTATGGCTGACGAGCACGAGCGCCTCGTAGTTAGGTTGACTGACGAGCAGTTTGATGGAGTCCCAGACCTTTGGTACATCCTTGAAGAAAACCCCCATCCAACAGACATGGTGTCTATTCATGGAATGGCTGGCGGCGAGTTCCCTAAGGGCACCGTTCTTACGGTAAAAGATGTTGGCGGAATAAAGTTGACCGCTTCCGACAGGGTTGGTTTTGTTAGATGGTTTCGTTCCGACTCACGGCTTCAGCAAGTGATGGTCAATGAAATGTGGCGCAGAAAACGCATCTCTACCGTATTAATCAGTGTGGCTGATGTTGTTATTATGTCTGGTGGCTACGGCCCGCACCTAAACGGCGGAGACATCACTACTGCCGACGGAGAAGAACTACGAAAAGCGTGGAGTGAATCTACAAGAGTTGCTCCGCGTATTGGTTCTGTGGAAAAGGCTGTGGATAATGAGTAATCAAGGCGAACGACCAGAATTCATTTTTGACGATGTGCAAATCATTAGAGCAACACGCCAACCGTGCATTGTTTGCGGCAACAAAACTGGTGATTGTACTGTTGATGGGGCTGAACCTAAACACATTGTTGGCATCGGTCTTTATGAATCACTGGATAAAAAGACAACAGTTCTCGTTGAGGAAGACATTTTTGAAGACAGACAAATAACTCCTTTTTACAAAAACAAGGTTTTGTTAGCGCGCAAGGGCAGTTACATCACAGTCGAAAAAGCAAAAGAATTAGGACTACTCTAAACACTTTCTGTATTCCTGTTCCGTGTATGCTAGTACTCCACAGTTAGTAAAGAATTAGGGGACATCGTGTCAATACTTGATAAATCGTTCGTTTTGTCGTACCAGAACCAAACACCACCTTGGGGTTTCGGCGGTCTCGGAGAGATTGTTTATCTCCGCACATATAGCCGTCCAATTGACGGAACAGACATGAATGAAACATGGGCAGAAACAATTGAGCGTTGCATCAACGGTGCATACGACATTGGTGTTCCGTACACAAAAGAAGATGCAGAAAAACTTTTTGACCATATGTTCAACCTTCGCTGCTCTTTCAGCGGACGAGCATTGTGGCAATTAGGAACACCACTTGTACAGCAATTCAATGGCACATCAATGAATAACTGTTACTTCACAAACATCGAAAAGATTGAAGACTTTGAACTTCTATTTGACTACCTCATGCTTGGTGGCGGAGTTGGGTTCTCTGTTGAGCGTTCAAAGATTCACGACCTTCCAAAAGTCAAGTCAAATGTAACAATCACTCATGAACGCACAAATGATGCTGACATCATTGTTCCTGACTCTCGTGGCGGTTGGCGTCGCCTGCTTCACGCCGCACTGAAGTCGTACTTCATTACAGGCAAGTCATTCACCTACTCAACAATCCTTGTTCGTGAATTTGGTGCCAAGTTGAGCACCTTTGGTGGAACAGCATCAGGTCCTGGTGCACTCATTGATGGTATTGAAGACATTTGCAATGTAATGAACAACCGTGCAGGAAAGAAACTGCGTTCAGTTGATGTGCTTGATATTTGCAACATCATTGGTCGTATCGTCGTTTCTGGCTCTTCTCGTCGTTCAGCACAGATTGCTATCGGCGACCCTGACGATGTTCTTTTCCTTCGTGCAAAGAACTGGGGAAGTGGCGATGTGCCAGCATGGCGAGCCAACTCAAACAACAGTATCTATGCCGACTACTACGACCATATCCTTCCTGAACTATGGAAGGGCTATGGCGGCAACGGAGAGCCGTATGGGCTTCTCAATCGCCGTCTAGCGCGTCAATTTGGTCGTACTGGGGAGAAGCGCCCTGACCCATCTATTGAGGGCTTTAACCCCTGCGCAGAGATTGCTCTGGCTGACGGTGAGTCATGCAACCTTGCAACTTTGTTCTTGCCGAATATTGAGTCATACGAGCAGTTCTGTGAAATCTCACGCCTGCTGTATCTCTGCCAGAAGCGCATCACTCAAATGGACTACCCATACGAGAAGACAACCAACATCGTGAAGAAGAATGCACGACTTGGACAATCCGTTACTGGAATCCTTCAGTGCAACACAGAGCAACTTTCATGGTTAAAAACAGGCTATGAAGAACTTGACAGGTTTGACAAGCAGTTCTCTGCCGAAAACAAACTGCCAGTGTCTGTTCGTTTGACAACTGTTCAGCCTTCGGGAACACTCTCCTTGCTTCCTGGCGTAACACCAGGTATTCACCCAGCATTTGCTCGTCACTACATTCGTCGTGTTCGGTTCGGTGCTGCCGATAAACTCGTTGATGCTTGCCGTCGCCGTGGTTATAAGGTGACTTGGGATATTGGTCTTGACGGACGCGAAGACCACACTAAGTATGTTGTTGAGTTTCCATGTAAGTCACCAGATAACTCTGTGCTTGCTAAAGACATGACTGCTATTGACCAGTTGGAATGGGTAAGTGCACTTCAGAGAGACTGGGCAGATAACGCTGTTTCGGTAACTGTGTACTACCGCAAGGAAGAACTTGATTCAATCAGGGAATGGCTATCCAAGAATTATGATGTGAGCGTTAAGTCGGTCTCTTTCCTTCTTCATGCTGACCATAACTTCCCGTTGCCTCCATATGAGGAAATTACCGAAGCAGAGTATGAGAAGATTCTTGCGAAAGTTGACTTCTCTGCACCAATGCAAGCCGCTCGCGGATTTGAGATTGACTTTGATGACTGTGCTGGCGGTGCTTGTCCTGTAAAGTGAGTGCATGACACTGCTTGACCTAGTACGAATAGGGGTAGTTGACATATTAAAGAATGCTGCAAGCAATGTTAAGCAGTATGGCTTTAATGGTTGGCTACCCCTTCATTCGTATTCTGGTGAGATAAACATAAATGGCGCTGTGGCTCTTGCGTGTGGTGCTTCTCTTAAAGATATGAAATCTTGGGATGGTTCTCTTGAGGATGCCCCTATTGATTCAATTAAATGGGGTCTCTATGCGGAGACAATAAAGTACTTAGAAGCCTTCATGGATGAAGATATGAACTCGTGGAGCGAAACTGCGACCACTGATGATGTTGTGTCTTTCTTTAATAAACAAATCAATAGGCTAGAGATAGCCATAATTTAGTAATAAAAAAACCCCCAGCCTATTACGGACAGGGGGTTTCTCTAGCCCTAAGGTAGGCATGTGTATATTGTCTCATATTTCTCGGGCATCAACAATTAGATGAATGCGATGTTTATCGCCATCATTTCTAACAGAATGAAACCTGTCAGTGTTGTCTATCAACCAGACGCTCCCTGCTTGTAAATGTTTTTCATCATTTTCAATAGTGAATATGCATTGCTGATTAGTAATGATTGGAACATGAATGCGGTGGGAGACTTTCGTTACTTCGCCCCTATCTTTATGTCTAGCAATTGTTGACTGCGGCTTCATGCGCGTCAGCATGGCTTGAACGGGGATGGTTCTCCCAATAAACGGCAGTGCTGCCTGAATCACTGCGTCCACATGACGCTGAAATCTTTCATAATGTATGTGATGGATATCCTTTGCATTTCTAATTTTCGGATTATAAATCAAAGGAATGGTGTCGCTATAGGCGCTTGCAATACCACCTGTTTTTTTGCGTTCTTTATACGCCAACCAGTCGTCTTCTTCAAATTTATTGACGAGCAGTAACAGCGAGTCAAAATCTTGAAACTCACCAAAGTATGAAAACGATTCATTTTCTTTCATACATAATCTTCCCATATATAGCAAAAACCCCGCCCACACCCGAAGGCATGAGCGGGGTTCCGCTTAGTGCTTATTAGGCTTCTGGAGCGCCGTTGAAAGATACTGCAACGAATGCTTCAGGACGCTTGACTGCAAGAGCCAAACGCTGCTCAGCAAGAACAACGATAGCGTTGCGGACGAAGAAGTCTGCATGCTGTTCGCTGATACGGATGCTTGCCTGTTCACGGTCATACAACTGTGCGCCTGTACCGAAAGCACCGACGAGAGCAGTGCCCTCTGTCATTGCTGGGGTATCAACCACAGGAATACGCCACAACTTTGGCTCGCCACCCATAGCAACAGAAACTGCTACGAGGTACTGACCATTGTCATCCTTGGAAAGTTCAATGTCTTCCCAATCGTTAGGGTGAAGAACAACACCTGTTGGCTCGTAGTAAGCAAGGAACGACAAGGTTGCGGCACGACGAATCGCATCAGCCTTGTTGTCACCGAGAACTCCTGCAGACCAGTCGTATGTCTGGATTCCTGAAGTCTCCAAGATACCGCGAAGGTTTTCACCAGCGCCGTCACCTGTAAGAATTTGTGAATCTTCTTGCAAACGCAATCCGTAAAGGAGTTCGTTATCAATGATTGAACGCAGTTGTGGCTCATCAGCAAGAACATTGCGATGTGCTGCTTCCCAGTGTGCCAAGGTGCGTACAGGAGCCTGTTCTCCAACGAAGGAGAAAGACGACTGTGGCTTAGCAGCGAATGCCGAACTGGCACGCTCTGCAACTGCTGCCGCGTTGTTGGTGAAACCAGTCATGCGGAAGTATTCGATAACTGCTGCTGTCGTGGTGCGGCTTGGGAACAAGTCACGAACACGGCGAGTACGCATTGGAGGAAGAACCATTGGGTCGCGCTGGATTGAACCAAACGAACCAGGAGTTCCTGATGGCAATGCTGAGTAGATATCCTTGGTGCTCCACATTCCCGCAACATCTGCACGGTTCAATTGGAAAGGACTTGGCATGTTTGCGCCATTCTTACCTGAATCCAAAGCCTTGAATTCTGGTGAATCAAGGAACATTTGACCAAGGCTCTTAGCCTGAGGCTGAGGAGCCCACTGACCTTGAGCGTTTGACTCTTGTGCTACCGAAGCGGTTGCTGGTTGGTTTGACCATGAATCGACATCGCGCATTCCCTCAAGACCCTCAATGAGGCTCTTGATTTCGCGGATATCACGCATGTTGCTATCAAATGCTGATTTTTGCTTGGCATCAACTACTACTGTTTCATTCTCAATTTGGAATGAGTCAGCAATTGCTTTGTTGTCTGCCATTTTGGTGCGCAAGGCACCTTGTAGTTCCCGTAGGCGGGATTCGTCAAAAGACATGTTAACTCCTAAAAAGTTAGTTATGGTGGATTTTTGTTTTCTACAATAAAGGCTCAGGTGAGCACCCAACCGTTTAATGTCTTATTAAGCAGAGTAACACTTGACTATGTTGTATCCCTGCAACTATTTAAGAAATTTTCGGTTTTATTTTTTACCGCTCGGCTTGTTCAACCAAGGGTGATTTGAGTCCAGAAGGTCATCATCTTTGTGGTAGGCAGCATCAGCCGTTCCGCTACGCACAAGTTTTAGAAATTCATTGACACGGGCGAACCCTTTGCCGTCTTTATTTCCTCTTATGTAAACATCTTTTAAGACTCTAAGGTTTGTATGTGCCCAGTCTGGCTTGTTAGTTACTCCAGAGTTGTGCTGGCGTACTTTCATAGCGAGAGTATTGACTGTTTGTGAGTCAATGTCTATCTCTTTAGGCACGCTTGGCTTAGTTGGTTTTGTGAGAATCGTGCGCATTTTGCGCTTACCGACACGAGACAGGGCTGACTTCTTCTTCATCGGTCTACCGTCATGGCGTAGACCCGTGTATTTGTTGTAGTCAGAAGAATTTGTACAAGGCAAGTAAACCTTTTTGCCATCTTTTGCAATATATGAACGAATCCCAATACAGCCAAGATTGCGGGCACGAACACGAGCAGAATCAGGGTCAGAGAAAACATCAGGGTCAGTAGAACGGCTGTAGTTACTAACGAAGCCCTTCTCGTCTATCTCCACGATGTCATCGTCTTTTGCTGAAACTAAACCACCGTCAGGGAGGGTCTCTATTCCAAGAATCCCACGCTCGCCTAGTTTTTCAAATCCATTTGTTTTCGGTGGGCACGGAGCAAACATCCGTGCTCCATTAACCAAAACAATACGCACTCCCGTGCAACCATTCCCAGCACTAATCGCCTGTTCGCGGGTAGCGAATAGGGGTGACTTTGGGTTGTCTGTTTTGGTCTCAATAATGGATTTGCGTGACATTGGTGCCTAAACTTTTAGTGTAATTTTAAATGGAAGAGTGGCTGATTCTTCAGCGAATACGCCATCTTCAATTTGGTCGCCGTAATGGACTTCTCTGCCGTATGTGGAGTTGAGAATTGTCACTAGACCGTATTTGTCTTTACCAATATCTGGTCGACCTGATGAGTTCTTAATGATGTCAGAATAGGTGCTTGCCCAATTCTTGTTCATCCCTCTTATGGTGAGAGATTTGCCATCACGAGAGATTGAGCAAATAAGTTCTGCATCACTTTCATCATGGATTGATGTTGGTGTTTTGTAGATGAGGATTTCTTCCTGCGCCATAATTATCCTCCAATTTTCGCAATAACTTTATTGCGTTCCGCTGTGAGTTGCTTGACCATTTTTCTGTAGTTTTTCCAAAAACGAGCAACATCTGCATTACCAACATTTTGACCTTCTGGGTACATTGATTTTACCCAGTCATAAATATCTGACTCATTCATTTTCATTACTTTTTGAGCATTTTCAATTATACCGTCCACTGCATCAACAATGGCTTTTCTTTGTTTCTCTCGCTCAACTTTGTCATCAATCCGTGCCAAGTGACGACTTATATTTGAGAAAAGGTCGTAATCCATTCCAAGGTCGTATCTGTCTATTCCTTCAGGGGCGTTGTATCCTTTTTTGAATGCCCACCCTTGGTCAATAGGGATAATGTGTGCAACTTTTTCACCGCTTGGTTTGGCATAAACTTTTGCAAAGCCATTTCCTGCATGTCTGTCTCGCACATTCAGCAGATAGTTGTGAAGGTAATGTGCCATTCTCTGTGGGTATGCTCGGTCAGGAAGTTTATCAACTGCATCTTTATCGAAGTTGTTTCCGTCTCCGCTAATTTCTTTCCACTCTTTGGGAACATGATGTTGAGCAAACGGCAAAACAACAGCATTACGCCCGTTGATTTGTCCGTCCATGTGAGCACCCTCAATATCGAAGCCATGAGCGCCTGCGAGGTTCCACGCCATTAACTCATGCAAGTTGTCGTCTTCTGCTGATGCTTTGAATACCCAGCCAGCGTTTGTTTTTCTGCCCTTTTCATCCAGTTTTACATAAATGAAAGTGTCACCAATATTGCCACCTTTTTTAGCCAATTTGCCCCATTTGCCAGTTGGGTTATTTTCTGATTTAAGGTTTGCCTGAATTGCCTCAAGCCAGAGATTGTGAGGGACTACAGCAAGGTCGCCGCCGCCTTTAACATGAGCGATTGCTTCAGCACTTGTCATCTTTGAATTAACAATATGAGGTACAGGAAGTTCACCAGGCGCAGGAGGAAGCCCATCGCCTTTGGCAATTTTGCCTTCTTTGCCATGCTTTTTAACTCCAGCAACACGAAGGACTTTCGCTAAATCCTTACCCTTGCCTTTGCCAGCAGGTTCCAGAACGCGAGCATCGGAGGCTTCTGGGACTATTGACTCAGGAGGAGTAACAGGGCGTGGAGGCAATTCCTTGTTTAAACGAACAACTTCAACATTTGCCACATGAAGGCGGTTCTTGGAAATAATTCTGTCGCGTAGACGATTTATTTCATCTTGCTCCGCACCGTCAGCAATTGCTTTCTCTAGACGGTCAATAGCATCAAGAATGTTTTTTTCGCCGCCCTTAATATCGTCTTCAAACAAAGAGACCCAAGCATCAAATTGGGCAGGAGTGTCATTCTTGTATCGCTCAGCAAACCTTTCCCCGATGTCCTTACGCCGTGCATCTACATCTTGGTAGACGCGAAGAGCGAGAGGCTGAATATCGTTGCTTGGGACAGTATCACCAAATGCATCTTTTTCATTTTTGAATAGTTCTGCAAAATCGGCAGCACCAAGAATTCCGTTACCTTTTAATTGTTTCCGTATTCCAGCGAAATCAATTGGCTTATCTTTTTTGGTAGGGTCTTTAGGCGTTGCTTCTTTTTTGACAGCAGCCTTCTTGACAGCAGGTTTCTTGACAGCGGCTTTCTTTACTGCTGGCTTCTCTGCCGTGACTTCCTTTTTGGCATCTGCAATCTTTGCCTTAGGGGCGCGAGGCTTAACAGGCTTCTTAACTTCATCCGCAGGAACAGCCTCAATTTTATCTTTAGGCTTCGGTTTGTTGACAACACGCTTTCTAGCCCTAGGGATACCGTTATTTTTTCTCCAGTTTTCTTCAATTACTGAACCGTGGAATTTATCCCACTCTGGGTATCTAAGCATCCCAGCCTTGCCGCCACCTTCTTGGATTTCGCGTACACGCTTCTGGTGCTCGTTGTACTTACGACGCTTGTACTCATTGAGGGTTTCACCGACATTTGGGGCACCTGCAGGAACTGGGGTGTTGCTTACAGTGTCAACTGCTGCTGGCTTCTTTAAGTCGCCTTTTGCTGCCCGCGCAACTGGCTTTATAGGTTTTACAGGTTTTATTGGCTTTACGGCATCAATGTTTCCTGTTCGTACACGACGAGCAGGTTTCTTGTCGGTCTCTAATGCATCGGCTACCCGACCAGCAGCACGCTCTACCATTCCTGGCTGATTGATATTTGCTCCAAGTTTTGCAATGCGACGCTCACGACGCCTCTTGTCGCCTTCGTTCATGCGTTCGCCGAGGTCATTCATTGCATTGCCTAAACGGCGAACTAATCCGTATCCACAGTTACGACCAAAGCGGTCTGTTATCTGTCCACCGAATGCCATTCCTGGCGGGCAACGCCAGCCACCTCTGCGGTCAGTGCCAGGGACTGATAATCCAGCATCCCAAATAGCGCGAGTCTTTTTTACCTCGTACAGTATGGACGAAGTGTCACGCTCTGTTGCGAACTGTGCAGATTTGTGGTTTAGAAGGTTTTGATGCATTGTTACTACTCGTGGTAATTCTTTACTTCATTAATTAGAGAAGTAATTTTTGCTTTGCTGGCATTTTCAATTTTTGTAAATTCGGTAGAAGAACCCTGTGAGCCAGTAGTGAAAAGTCCCCGCACTGCTTTTTCTGAATCAAAACGACCTTTATTGTTTGAATAATTTTCGCTTGTTTCAATATCGTAAATTCCAAAATTGGAATGCTCTTCAAATTGACCAAGAGCGGTGACTACCACTAAACGGAAAGCCTTATTTTTGTTTGTGTCTGTTTGTGTATAAACTATTGGATACATAATTTCCTTAGTTGAACATTCCGACTAGTTCGTTCATGTTTGCTGGATTTAAAAGATGAGCAATTCTTGCTTCTGCAATAGTGCGAACTGCGGCAAGATGTTGTTTTTCGGTTGATGACAACTTCACACCATTTCCTTCAATTCTTTTTATGTCAAGGATACTATCAAGTTCTTGTTGTATTCTTGCGACCGAACGCCTTGCTTGTTCAGCAAACCTCTCGCGGCTAGGGGCGTCTTGGTGTCTGAAACCAATCTTTCTGAGTCCATTAATTCCATTGTTGCCAGAGAAACGGTGGTTTCCAGCCTTGTATTCAGCAACATTAAGACCTTTAACCTCTTTTGCATAGCGTTTGAAATCACCATCTTCAACTCTTCCGCCAGCAAAAAGACCATTATCGATAACACCTAACCGCACTTGACCTTTAGCATTTTCGGCAAACATGAAGTTTCTTCCATGACGGTCTTGGTTGTCGAAAACAAAGTCCATGACAGCGAGCCTTGCAGCATCGCGTAATTCAATTTTTGACCTCAACTGCGGAGGCATATCAATCGCATCTGCATACGGCTGATTGCCCCTCTGACCGCCATGCTCCCACTGATTAATGTCTCGCATCATTGTCCATCGTGCGTTTCGTCCGTCAAAAGCCTCAAACTCGTCACCCATTTTAATATGGTTAGCATCGTTGCCGAAGTCAAGTGCTTCCGCCGCCGCCATACCAATATTTTCTAACATTGCGTCGTGCTGACCGAACTGTGATGCTTTCAAGAACCATTTTTCTTTAGTGTCTTTATCGACGACTTCAACAACATCCCAGATGCCATATCCTGATGTTTCTTTAACTAACTTGAACTTGTATCTATCATTTTCAAATGTATCTCCTTGCCTGAGACCATTTGCTTTAAATCCACCACGCATAATTTCACTGCGTGTCTTACCAAGGATTGCTGGATTGCCACGAAGGTTGTTGTCAATGACCGCTTCTGCCACAACATTTTCTGGAAGGTCGGCGAGAAGACCATCATTTTTTTGAAGATGGTCAATAGCGTTGTCAATGTTGGCTAGACCCTTTTTGCCAGTGTTCTTAGGGCTGCGCTTCGGTTTAATATCCGTATCAACAACATCACCCTTCCGTGCTCGCGGCTTCTTTGGTGCCGTTGGTGCTGTAACGACTGGGGTAGGAGGGGTTACCACTACTGGCGGTCTCGCAGGAGGTCGTGGCGGCTCTGGCACTACATTAAGGTTGGCACCAGCGGCATTGGCGCGAATTACTTCGCCATCTTCAACAACAAAATACTTACCGTCGTATCTAACAATTTTGTGCGCTTGTGCTCTGTTGATGTCTGCTTCATGGAGAGCGCGAGCACGCTGTGCATCCATCAAGTCATCAAATCCTTTTTTGGGTGAATCAAATGGCTTTTTAGGTGCTGCGGGTTTCTTTGGTGCAACTGGTTTCTTCGGTGCTTTTGCGTCAGAAGCAGTAGCACGAGCAGCGCGACCAGCATTCTTTTTCTTCCAGTTAGCCTCAACCTCTGGACCGTGGAACTTGTCCCACTCAGGACGCTTCAAGAATCCAGCCTTGCCGCCACCTTTTTGAATCAAACGAATTTGTTCTTGATGTTCGTTGTACTTACGAGTCATGTAGTCAGAAAGAGATTCGTTATTTCTTGGAAGTCCCTTTGGTACAGGGATGCCACTTACATCATCAACCAACTTTGGTTCCTTCGGAGCCTTGGGTTTTTTAGGGGCGACTGGTGCCACTCGTGGTTTACGAGGCTTTGCAGTTGCTGCAGCCGCTTTAGGTGCTTTAGGTTTGCGAACTCCACCACTTGGAAGTTTCTCGGGGGTTCCTTCATAGACAGGGTTTCTGCGTCCACGAACTCCTGCTTCAGCACCTTCGGCATAAGCCATGAGGTCTGGCGCAATATCACGGAGACCACGACGAATAGCATTATCACGAATTGGAGTTCTGTCTGCTTCTCCGACGATGGTGCGTTTTGGTTTTACTTTCGGTGGGCGTGTTTCAAGTGCGTCAGCCAGTCTTCCTGCGCCACGCTCAATACGACCAATGCGCGTACGCTTTGGTGGTCTAGTTTCAAGAGCATCTGCAAGGCGACCAGCACCGCGCTCAATACGACCTGCACCACGAACTTTAGGTGGCTTGGTTTCTAGTGCGTCAGCAAGACGCCCTGCACCTCGTTCTACAACACCAGCACCTCTAATTTTCCGTACTGGTGCACCGACTACACGACCAGCAGGAGCCTTCGGTAAGTTTGTTTCTAAAGCATCAGCGATTCTTCCTGCGCCTCGTTCAATAGCGCCTGCGCCAGCAAGACGGCGACCCATAGCAGCGTTGCGTCGCGCAACACGCTTGCCGCGCTTTGCATCATCAGCATTTTCAATTCGTTCACCAACATTTTGAAGACCATTGGCTAAACGACGAGCAAGACCAGCGCCACAGTTACGACCAAAACGGTCAGTGATTTGACCACCAAAAGCCATCCCTGGTGGGCAACGCCAACCGCCACGACGATTTGTGCCAGGAATAGACAAGCCAGCATCCCAAAGTGCGCGAGTCCTCTTGACTTCAAAGTTCATTGAAGCCTTATTGGAGTCAGCGACAAAAGCACCAGCCTTGAACTGGATTGCGTTATGCCATTCACTGTCATCTAGTTGAGAAAGTTGAGCATCCAAGATGGAGATGATTTGAAGTTCATCCACGCTCTTCTTGCCTTCAATTTGCTCTACTACGGGAATCTTCTTTGCCTGAGCAATCAGTTCATCAAGACGAAGTTTGTTATTGCGGGCATAAGCAATAGGTCCTTCAACGGACATGGAATTATCAAGTGTCGCCGTGAGTTGACCCTTGGTCACTTGGCGTACTGCATACTCATCGTTCATCCAACCAGACCATGTCTTGGCGTTCTCAGACAGAGGGTGAAATTCTGTACCACCCTTCAAAATGCTGACTACTGCATAGGGCATCTTGTTTTTGTCTGTGATGATGAATGCTGTTTCCATACTAAATTCCGAGCAACGATAAAAATTGTGATTTGTTTGATTTTAATGCTTTGAGGCGATTGTCGTATATTTTCCGTACGATTAAAATGTGTGCCTTCTCTGCTGTAGAAAGTTCACCATCTGCAGTCAATCGGGATATGTATTCATCCCATTTAAATTTTTCTGCCCTATTAAGAATATTATCATACAATCTGCTTAATACTTTTCTGGCTTCTTCACTAATGCCGTCGTAAGCCTTTTTGTATGTTGCAGTTTCACGGGTGGTCAAGTACGAAGGTAAGTCAAGTTTATACCTGACATTTATTTCTGCTGTTGTTAATCCTGCACCAAGCGATAATTCATTACTGGTAGGAACGACCGTGAGTTTTGCTCCAGAACGGACAGGTGTAATAGTTGCAGGTGAACGCCCACGCTTATCTGAGACAAAGTCACTCATTGCGATACGCAACAAATCTCCGTGGTCAACATCTTTGAGAGGGGCATTGAGGTCAAGTTTGTAGCCATCTGGCACTGCGTCACCAAGGACGGTACTGCGTCCCTTGGGGGTCTTTATGAATCGTGCTGGTGCTGTTTGGAGTCCAAGTTGTGATGCAATGTCTGAATAGATGCGCTCAGCAATGGAGCCATTTTTCACTGTTTCTGGAACTTGATAGATTGCGTTCCCGTCACCTTTGCTGAACTTGACCACGCCTGTATTGAGGTTTTCTTGTTCGTAGATGTCAGTAGCGGATAGTGCCTGAGCGAGAAACTCTTGCGGAACATCAAATGGGTCACCACCGTTTTTAATGTAAGCAATTGCTTCTTGGACGCTAGATGGGGAGTCTGTTGATGAACCGCCATCTTCACGAAGTGTTGCCGACTCGCGCATGGTTGATGAACTTAACGGTTTGCCTTTACCATTTTTCATGAATGTCTCATAAACCCAACGACGCACTTGGACATTCTTTTTCTTGTCATCAGTAACATTGATTAAATCTAAAGGACTTTCAATGTTGGGGAACTTCTCGGAGTACTTGAACGCTCCACCCGAATTGTTGGCAAACTCACGAATTGTGTTTCCGACATCAAGGGAACTAGAAGCAGCAGCGGCTGCATTGAGTTGGCGACCAAACTTGCGCTTCTCACCAGTAGTTAATATACGCTGGCGTTGAATGGAAATCTGTGAGCCATTTGGTGCGACATAAGTAATTTGCTGGATTGCTGGGCCCGACAACAAAGCAAGGTCATCACCAATAATGTCTGACGGCTTTTGAATAGAACGGATAAACACGCCGTCCTGCATGTCGGGGTTCCCGCCAAAGTTGCGTAATACCGAAGAAGGAACGATTGGCTTCAGGAGGTAGCCATCTTTCCTGATTAGCCGTGCTTCACCAGATGGGGCACCAGTCAATGTGTTGATTGAACTCTTTACTACTTCAGCAACTTTCTTGGCGTTAAAAGCACCGCTTTTAGGTACCTGAGCCATACGGCTGATTTGTGCAGAAACTCCAGATGTCTGACCACCAGTTACGACTTCCGAGATGTTTTCAGCCTGCGCACGACCAGACGAAGCGTTACGGACTCCACGAATTAAAGCGCTTGCAATTGCTAGCGGACCAGGAATGTCAAACAACTGTGCACCACATGTGCTGAACTGGTTATTGGTGAAGCGTCCACCGTGTTGAAAGCCAGCAGGACAGCGAGATACGCCATTGCCTGGTCGTGGAATGCCACGAATATTGACTTTGCCTGGAGTTAAAGCAGAAAAGAGGGTTGACTTTAAAGGGCTACGAAGAGGAGAAAGGTTGCCAGGAATCAATGTGCTTGCAACTGCCTGTCCAGCCTGTACTGCGCCAGACTGCGAGCCAATAAGTCCAACTTTTACTTGGAAGTCTGAACCAACACGCTTGCGTACAGGAAGAACGCTTTCATTATCCTGCATTGTTTCTCCGAACGGTTGGTTTTGATGCTTTTTTTCTAAAATCAAAGGCACGCTTGTCAGCATTTTGAGCAAGGGCTGATTTAGGCTCTTTAGTGCTCTCGCCCAGTTTGCCATATATTTCTTCTGGCTTTATTCCTACACTTGTAAGAATATCAGGGGTCATGGGCTCTGAACGGGTAGAAAACATGGCTATCCATCTTTCTGTGTCCATCTTTTCTGCGCGTGAAGGCATTTCCCAAAACTGCTTATGAAACTCTGTTGTATCTATTAGACGCCATTCGTCAAGTTTTGATTGAATTCCACCATCGTTTAGGTGAAAGTACAAAGCGTAAACCTTGATTGGTTTATCTAACCCGTCCTCAGAAAAATAGCCGTCATATGTTGGCGACTCAGGCTTTAGGCAAGTGTAGATAATCGCCTTACCGACCGATGCAACTGGTATGGGAAACTCTTTTTTGTCAATCATGTCACGCAACACTTTCGCCGACTGGGGTTGGCGGTGCCGCTGCCCATTGGATTTCTCTTTGGACATCTTTAAGCAACTGTACGCGCATGCGCTCTGCCCAAATATCGGTGATGAGGTCTCCAGCCTTACCGCCTGCATATTTTGTGGGGTCACTCAAATCTAGACCATTAGGAGAACCAAAAATAAGTTTGGCGTTCGGAGCCTTTTCAGCAACCAATGCCGTGATTCGTTCCATTTCCATAGCCGATATTAAACCATTGAGACTCAACTCGCTCTCCATTGCAGACGCCTGATTCTTGCCCTGATTGCCTTCGGCGTTTTTTGTCTTCCATCCTGCAATTTTTGCACGGGCAACTTCAATCTCGCCCATTGTAAAACCTGCTGCAAGTAACTGTTCCGTAGACAAATGCTGGTCTTCAATCTTTTGAATCAGTTCCGCGCCGTCAATACCGTCAGGGTTGAACCGTGTTTTGTATTCTGGAAAGAGTCTCCGTGCGTCAAATTTAATTTCCTTGATGTCTTGAGCGGTGAATCCCCCAAGAATATTTGATTCCGTAAATTGACCGTTTGGATTTAAGTTTTCTTCGTTGTTTCCCGACGACCTAGTCCAATTAACAAAATCTTGCGTAACATGAGTTCTTAATAGACGATTTATGTTGTCGTCAATGTCACTGTCGGTCAAGTGACCAATAATTGCCTCAACCAATTCCTCGTCTGGTGCATCAACCGCGGCAGTACCTCTTGCTGGATTGAGAAGGCTGTCCCTGTGATGTATTGTCGTTCTATCCGCCACCTCTGCATGAAGCACAAATTCCATGTCTCCATAGCCGATTGCGTCGCCAGCAAATGCCCCCTCGTAGCCACCAATTCCACCCGCACCTCTACCAGGAACGGTTAGGTAGTGGTCTGTGCTGAACACTTCTTCGCCTTCTTTTAGGTTTTTCTCATCCGTGATTCGTTTTAATTCATCGTCCCAGAAAGTGAAGCGACTAAAGCCGTACACGGGGCGAACACCAGAACCATATTCCGCCCCAACGCTCGCTTCAAATTTCCCACGGTTGCCAAGCAAGGAAGTCATAGCCTCACCAACTTTGGCATCCGATGCACCTTCCGACATTGGACGATAACCATCTGTTAAATATGCTTCTAGATGCTCCCCTTTAGCCCATACTGATGCTTCGGGTTTGCGTGCTTTTGCAATTATTAATGCGGTCTGTTCAATCGCCTCAATTACTTCTTCATCGGTGTGCGTGAGGATGAATTCATGAGTTTTGGGGTCTATCACTCTATGAAATGGAAATCCTGATTCATCTGTCTGTGCGCCTGATTCAATCATGCGGCGAAGGTTGGAAATCTTTTTCGCCATCTGCTCCCTGCGTAACGCCTGTCGCTCTGTCAGTGTCCTAATGGCTGTGGAGTAGTAACCAGTATCATTTATCCTTTTGATGTATTCGTCATCAACGCGACCCCACTTTGGAGCCATGGCGAGCATTTCGGCATTGAACTCTTTAATTTGTGCAGATGTTGCATGGTCTACTTTAGGAAGTCCAGCCAAATCTGAAGAATCAGTAAGTTTTCCAATAGCACGCTCAACAGGTGTCGGTTCTTTACCAGGCAACAGACTTGATAATGCTTCAGCAGCAGCGTTAGCAATTGTTTCTGCACTTGGAACCATACAGTTACTCATCTGTAGGTCAGTGAACTGATTAGCGTTCGGAGTCCCTGGTGGACAACGCATTTTCCCGAGGTCATCAACAATTACCCCCGCACTACGAGCAGCACGGATTCCAAGAGATGGGAGACTTACATCATCCTTGATTGTCGGGCCCATGAAGCCTTTAAAAACAATATTGCCTTTAACTTCAGATATAGCCTTAGACAAATTTAAAGCGCGTTGATTGGCGTCATATGGAAGTGACATGCGGTCACCCTATTTTCGGTTAGTTACTCTTTGTCAGCAGGAGTTGATTCAGAAGGTGCATCTACTGCTTCTTCTGCATCAGTAGAAGAATCGGCTTTTGCCTTCTTCTTTTTTTCTTCTTTAGCAGGAGCCTCTTCGGCTACTACTTCTTCTGTCTTTTCTGCAACGACCACTTCAACCTGCTCTTCAACAGGCGCAACTGCCTTGTTTTCCACAGGAGCAAGCGATGCGGTTTGAACCTCAATAAATCCAGCGGCATTTGGTTGGGATACTTTTCTCATTGTTATTCTCCAAGTTCAGTTTCAATTGAAAGCAATTCAAGTTCCATCATGTCAGCGATGAGTTGACGAGATTCAGCAGACTTCTCTACTGGAGCGTCTTCAGCCCATGACTCAGGAATCATGTCTTCCATGTCAAGTTCTTTTGCACGCTTCATGATGTGAGCCTTTGCTGCTTCTTTGTCACCAGCACGACCGTATGCTTGAATTGCATTCTTGAGGTCTTCACCATTTTTGATTGGGAATTCACCTTCAGGCATTGCTTCGCCAGCGTCAGCCATTTCGGCACGAGCATCTTCGTCGTAAGCAGCCTTGAGTGCAATCTCTGCAATTTCTGCATCAATTTCTGCTGCTTCTTCAGCCTCATACTCATCCCAGCCGAGGACTTCTCCATCAAGAGAAACATACACATCGTATGACTTGCCATCAAGACCGTCAACTTCTACTGCGTATGCGTCATGACCTTCAAACATGTCTGCATCAACTGATACAACATCGCCTTCAATGCTCTTAACCGCAAGTTCACCAGCGTCAGCGAACGAAATTACTTTCGTTCCATCAATCTCTGTTACTTCACCGATGACATCACTGTTGAGCATATGCCAACCGAGGCACTCGCCTGAAGTTCCATCAAAGAATGCTTCAATAGGCTTGCCATCTTTGCGTTCAATGTCAACAACGAACATGTCGTTCTTGTCTGCATATCCAGAGTCAAGGACTTTGCCTGAGAACATGTCCATTGCAATGCCTTCAATTTCAAGAAGTGATGGCATGCCGTCTTCTGACGCACAGCCACCAGGGCATGATGCGCATACTTGAGCGGAGTTAGGAAGAACTTTGCGCTCAAAGGCACAAACGAATGCATCGTCGTCGATTTCTTCTGACTTAACACCCATAGCAGCGAGACGAGCCTTGCGAGCCTTCTTGCGCTTTGCAGGCATGCTGTCAGCATCCTCGTCGTCAACCATGTCGGCATCAGCAGTGATTTCTGGAGCGTCGACCATGTCTTCGTCTACCATCTCTGCGATTGGTGTCTTTTTTCCACCCTTGGACTCAAGGTCGGCAGTAACCCATTCGCCATCTTCAATGTCTGAGAGAATCTCAGCATCTTCTGATTTTGCTTGAATGGCTGTAGCGCCACACTTGCCGCAAACTTTGTCGCCTGCCTTATAACCGCACTCTGCGATTGGCAAATCTTTTGCACACTTTACTGAACCGTCGGGAAGAAGTTCCACTGTTGGGTTATCTGTCATCTTTAGTGACTCCTTGTAATGCATGGTTGATGTCAGACAACCTTGAGGATTTGAACATCCAGCACATGGCTGCATCCGTTTTTCGGATGAAACAACGCACTGGAATTTGTATGAAATTTTCGGTAAACCGTTACTAGCAGTATAGCCCATTTAACTATCCAGCCTTTAACGATTAAAGTCGTAACTAAACGATTCCATTGCTGTCGTAAGAGCAGACTTAGCCTCTGAACTTACGAACGCAAACTCTATACCATCAACAGCCAGTGAGGCGTTAATGTTGTGGTACTCAATGATTGGCTGAATATGAGCCTTAATTGCATCAAGTTCCTCTAAAGGTGCACTAATTACTCCACTATTGTCGTTTTTCACTTCAACAGTTGGGGTGGCGGCAGTTACAACATCTTCAAGTAGTTTCATCGCTTGACGGAGTTTTTCCATATTGCGATTATTGATTACCCGTCCAGCCTTCTGTTCAATACTTTGATTGATTGTCTTTTCAAGAGCAGAAAGAGCCATCATGACTCCCATTTCAGGACTTGGAGCAACGGTTACTGTTGGCTTGTTTCCACAACCACAGCCATCAGCCTTGCCGTCAGCCATCAATGGGTGAGCAAATTCTTTACCGTCTTCGTCGTCCCCGACATGCTCCCAGTTTTCGTTTTTACCGATATGGGAAATGAACTCTGGTTCTTGGTCAACATATGTCTTTAGTTCCATCATCGCCTTGGCTTCCCAATCCTCGGCAGACATTTTCTGGTAATCCTCGTCGTTGTCGTCTGCCGACATAAATCCATCGTCCATGCTCTTACCTGCGGAACGCAATTTGTCCATACGGTCGTTCCATTCGGAGTCATTCCACAAGGTGCCGTTCATGCCTTTTTTAATCTTGTTTCGGCAGTTTTTCATACCAGGATGATGACATCCTTCATTCGGCCAAAGACCAGTGGTTTCGTGATGCAACCAAGCACATATGTTGTTCAAAGGGTAAAGTTCTGGGTGGTCAGCCAAAATCACACGGCAACGACGGAATCCGCCTTCTTTACGCATGATTGGACGCCAGTACCTGAGCAACTTCTCAAGGTTTCCACGACGAGGTCCGTAACCACGGAGAACATCACCAGTGAAACGCTCTTGAGGGATTGCATCAAGAGGCGCGGCTTTAAGTTCTTCTACTTTTTCTCCACCACATGCTCCGCCACATTGGCATGCTTTTGGCTGAATGTCTCGTGGAGTTGATGGGTTTTCAGTGATTTCGTCTCGGTACTGTTCCTCAAACGGGGTTTCTGGTTTGTTGTCATTTTCTGGCATCATTGGCTTGTCGTCGTCTTCGCCTTCAACGGGCAAATAGACGGTTTCTGGCTTCACGCGAACCGCATCGCCGAACATGAATTCATCACCATCAAAATGGTAAGAAACACGCATTGTCGTCATTTTGCCATCTTTCATATGGTCAAAAATGGCAATATTCTTGTCGGCACTACGCATACGAACGGCTCCGCCGAAACGCGTAGCAAGTGCTTTAGGAAGATTATCTTCGCGTCCCTTCATAGGGTTTGCTGCTGGAATACCACCGTCTTCACCGCGTGGGTAGTCCTCGCCATGACCTTTAACTGCACTGATTTCATCGGTTTTGATAGAAATTGTGCCAGTAAGTTGATTTGCACCGTGAAGAACTGGGGAAACTTCGTAAAGTTCTACTTCTTTAAGGACATTTGCCTGACGGCTTTGGTCGTAGTCTGCACGGAGAGTCTTGTATCCGATTGACCATTCTTGTTCTTCGCCAAAGAATGAAACATCAGCAAATGCTTGGCGACCACGCTCGGATTTGAGGTTGAATTGAACACGAGCGTAAAGACCACCGATGCCAGCGCGCTTCATCTTCATTGGAAGGCGAGGGTCGTTTGGTGCAACTTCGTAAATATCAAGGACTTTGCCGATTGGCTCGTTCCAGTTATGTCCCCAGACAACGCGAGGCTTGCGGCGCTTGAGGCTTTCAGTAAATGAGCCTGTGGCGCAAATATCGCCTACAGAGTCCTTATTGCCAATGCCAGCAACGAAACACTCAACAATGCCTTGCGCTTCGTCAATGTTAATTTGACCAGGAATGGACTTATATAGGGTTTCAGAAAAAAGTGCGGTGTCGCTCATAGTGCTCCAAGGGTTCTTCTATACAATAAACCATAAAGAGCATTGAAAATGGGAACAATTGCTATTTTATCTGACCTTTAAGTAAAGTCCAGCAGATAGTTTACTGAAAGTCACCCTACGCGGAGACGGCAACGACAGTTAATTGTTAGTTCAATCGGAGCCAAAGGGTCACCAGGGAATCTAAGACTTGCTCCATCGGTAGCAAAACCTTCATTCAGCCCGATGGTCTTTCCTTGAAGCAAAAGATGGGCACTGCGAACCTTGGAATCCCTACGAGTCATCCATGTCTTGGTTAAATCTGAGTCATTTGCTGCGCTAAGGAAAACTCCAGCATTATGAGCAGTCTGTGCTTCTTGCTCGGCAATAACACGGCGACGGCGACCCATCAAGTTTGCAAAGATTGCAGATAGAGCAGCACGGAGCATTCCAGCCCTGTCTTCGTCTTCACTCATAGCCATCACAATCAACAAAGCAGCAACAATTTCTTCCTTTGTTGTGCCGTTAGCCTTTTTGACACGGTCTGTCTGGTCTTGAATAATGGCGTTGAGTTCTTGCTCATTAACCTCTGAAGGAATGCCATTCTTTTGCGACATGAGGCTTACTGCGTCAATTGCTACAGAGCGGAGAACTGGCATGATGTCTTCTTGGATTTGCTTATCCCAAGAATCAATATCAAAGATAGCGGAAGCATCGATTCCCTTGCCAGCCAAGGCTTTGCGGGCTTTTACACCTGTTGCTTTTTCAAGAACAACACGCTGTTGGCGTTCATAAACACGCTCTAGTGCGCGGTCAAGAATTTCAGTCCATCGGTCACTGTCTTGCTCTGCCTTGGTATCCCAATCGTCGTATTGAGGGATGACTGTTTTTGTTTCCATGTCAAAAGATTCGGCTGAAAGTGTGTTGACTGGTGGTGCAACATTTTCGAGACTTGCGGGTGCTTCAGGAGCGGCTGGCATTTCTGGAGATGTGAGTCCAAGACCAGGAGGACCAGTTGGCAATGCTGCTTCAGCACCTGCTGGAGTAACTGGAGTATCAACAGGTACTTGCTGTTCAGGCTTGAAAGCCTTCTCAGTGTTTGCGATTGGAGTCTGGTTCGGGTTCTGCAGGAGACTGTCTGCAAGTTCAGAATCAACTTTCTTCTTGCCAGTTCCGTCACGATACTCGTTCACGCTGATTAGACCCTGCTGAAATTCGTCCATCAGGTAGCGAGCACGCTCTTGCTTTGCAACGATAAGAATTGGAACTTCGGAAGTATCAAAGTCAATGTAGAACTTCTCATCAAGGTCATCAAGTCCTCGTGCCAATGGCTCAAGGTGGGGAAGCATTGTCTCCATCCAGAAAACACGAAGTTCTTCGGAAGCGTTACTAAAGGTGCGACCTGCCGCGTTTCCGATAACTGATTCTGGAACACCAAACGAAGCAAGAATTTCTTCCTTGGTGATTTGACGCATCTGCATATATGCAGCATCACGGGGAGATGCCGATGTATCTACAAAGTCAACACCATCATCAGAAGAGATAACAGTGGTAGCACCTGCGCGACTAATATTGCCACGGAATCTGTTACGCAACTCATCTTTGTCATCGTCGTCCATTTCGCCACGAACAACAAGAAGACCGCCAGGACGACCGTCATTAATCAAATAATTTCTGTTGTATTGCTTCGCAAGGTTTTCAATTTCAATTGCGATGCCAGCAGATTCCATTGGCGTGATTGAAAGATACGGGTCGAGAGGATGTGGGCGACGAATCCAAATAACATCATCAGGCTTCAAAATAATCTTTGTGCCATTTCGCATGTCAACTTCATATCCCGATACGAAAGTCTTGGCATCTGGGATTGGTGCTGTGTGCTGTGGTGGTAGAAGGTGAAGTGCATTAATTGCACCATCACGACCTCTTACCTTTTCAATGAATACACCACGGGTGCTCATCAGAAGTTGAGAAGATAAGCGATAGCGGAAAATAAAGGAGTTTTCCCCCATATTTGACTTGGAGTTCAAAATATCCATCAAGGCATGATTTTTGCCAGCGATTTTTCCATTAGGGGAGTTATCTTCTCGCAAGACCATAGGGAGACGCGCTTGGTTACCCGCAATTGCGTCAATGCACCTGAACACCCAAGTTACTTTTTGGAGTCCTTCACGGTACGCGCGCTCAATGTCCCACGAATCCTTATAAGGCTTGCCTGCAGCGGCAGAGTTAAATGCCACTGGTGCGCCAGCGTTTAAGATGGACTTAGTTTGCAGCCCATCTTGTGCCGACTTGTTATCGAACGAATTCCACGCCATTATTCACGCCCTAATAGGTATCCGTAGATACCTGAACACACACCGAAAATAATCAGTCCTATTGATGGTGATATAATCCAACCACCTATTGTATTAGACAAAACGAACGACAGCATCAACACATGAGCAGCATTCGCGCGGTTCCAACGGTTCTTCAAAAAATTAAACATTCCCATCTATCCGTACTCTAGCGCAGTCTTAACCCATAGTACAGTACAAAGGACACTACGAAAGCGTTTATATGCCCGATTGGAACAAGGTTTTAGATTATCTACAACCGAAAGAACCTCACTTTTGTCCTGAGGAACCTTCTATAACTCAAAAAGTGTTTCTGCGTACTTACGCAATTGAAGCATTATTTGGTGGCGCTGCTGGTGGCGGTAAATCGTCCGCCCTGTTGATGTCGGCAATGCAATATGTTGATGTACCCAACTATTCAGCAATTTTATTTAGACGCACATATGCTGACTTGGCTCTGCCTGGTGCTTTGATGGACAGATTCCGTTCATGGAGTGCTGGCGTGGAAGAAATTCATTGGAACGCAAATAGTTATGTGGCGACATTTCCATCGGGTGCGAGAATTTCATTTGGATACTTAAACAACACAAATGACTACCTTCGTTATAAGGGTTCTGAATTTCAGTTCATCGGGATGGATGAGGTCACCGAAATTCGTGAATCCGACTATCGATATATGTTCTCCCGTTTGCGTCGCCCTGCTTCTGGACCGCTATCCCAAGTGCCTCTTCGGATGCGTTCAGCCTCAAACCCAGCACCCAATTGGGTTCGCCAGCGTTTCATCGTAGAAGGGCAGTCAACGGGTCGTATTTTTGTGCCCTCAAAACTGACCGACAACCCTGGAATTGACGCAGATTCGTATAGGCAGGCACTTCAGGAACTTGACCCTGTTGAGCGTCGCAGGCTTGAAGAGGGCGATTGGTGGTCAACGACCCTCGGAAGCCTATTTGACCGCACCGATTTTGAGATTATTGACCACACAGAGGTGCCTCAGGTCACATCTGCGGCTCGTGCAGTGAGGTTTTGGGACTTAGCAGCCACCGAACCCCATTCTGGCAATATGAACCCCGACTGGACGGTTGGGACACTGATGCTATTTGACCAAGGAATCGCCTACATCATGGATGTACGCAAGATTCGGGCAAAAGGAGACAAGGTTGAGCAACTTATAGCCCAAACAGCCGCCGAAGACGGTCATATGGTCGCCATCAGAGTTGAGCAGGAGCCTGGTTCATCAGGAAAGGCACTTATTGACCAATATGCTCGCTATGTCGTTCCTGGCTACGACCTGATTGGTATTAGGGCATCTGGGGACAAGATAACTCGTGCTCGCCCATTTGCTGCCGCTTCGGCTAACGGGAATGTGCGCCTAGTTAGAGGGCCGTGGATTACTGAATGGCTTGATGAACTTGCTTCCTTCCCTGAAGCATCAGACCATGACGACCAAGTTGACTCTGCGGTTGGTGCTTTCACATTTTTGGCTGGTTTGGGGTTGCCTCAACGCCGTCGTGCCAGTATCATCATCTAAGTAAACCTACTATTCAGCCTAGAAATGAGTAAATCATGAATGATGATTCCCTGTCGTCCCCGTCAATCAATGAAGTTATTGCCAGTGTCATGAAGGCACTTCTTGACCTTGATGAGCAACTCGGCGTGTTTGCGGACAGCAATCCACAACCTGAAGAACTTGGTTCTGCACTTATTGACCTCCACGCACTCAAAGGCGGGATGACTGATGTCTACGGTACCTTCACAGCAAGAGCGGTAAGCATTTTTAGAAATCAAAATGTTGAAGACCTCGCAATGGGTGCGAGTCAAATTGAAGTTAGAACTGCTTCCGATAGAAAGAAGTGGGAACATGGAAAACTTGCTAACGAAGTTTCTCGCAGATTAATTCAATCAGCAGTTGACATGGACACTGGCGAAGTACTAATGTCCACAGACGAAGTGGTCACGAAACTTCTTGACTACATCCAACCGTCTTATTGGCGGATTAAAGAACTAGCAAAACTAGGAATCAACGCCGACAACTACTGTGAAGTCGGCGATTATAAAACAAATATCATTATTAGAAAGGCAAAATAATGTCACCTACAAAATACCAAAACCTCTACGAGCCGTTTGCTTCTGAAGTTGAAAAAACACTGAGCAAGGGTGGAACACGACTTACTTACATTCCTGTGAGTGAAGTGATTACTCGTCTCAATAAAGTTCTCGGAATTGACGCATGGTCGTTCAATATTGTTTCTTGCGAACGAGATGCTATTGACCCTGACTTCATTGTTGCGCATGTTCGTTTGATGTGGCATGTGGACGCAACTCGTCCAGATAGTTGCATTGTTCGTGATGGTTTCGGCGGACAAACAATTAAACGCAAGAAAGATGGCACCATTGTTGACCTTGGTGACGAAATGAAGGGTGCTGTTTCTGACGCACTTAAAAAAGCCGCTCAAACTCTAGGTGTCGGTCTCTACCTTGCTCGTAGTGAAGAAGCACTAGAGGCTGATGTTGAACCAATACCTGAAGTAAAGATTGAACCAGAAATTGAAGAACTGTGGGGCAACTTTATTGGGCTTTCAAAGAGTCTCAATGCGAACGCAAGGGGCGACCTTAATAATTTCTGGAAGACCCATGCGGGAGAACGACCAAAACCAACAAAGACTACTGCTACAAAAGAAGACCTTGTTGAGTTGATTAATGAGTGTGTCCGCTTGTCATTTGAAGGTGCGACTGTTGTCAGCGAGTGATATACCTCTCGTTGCGCCCCCATATCTTTCCCCTTCATCTATATCGACATTTCAGCAATGTCCGCTGAAGTATAAGTATTCACGCATAGATGGATTGACAGAGCCACCCACGGAAGCAACCCTCCGAGGAAACTTTGTTCACTCTATTTTGGAGACCTTGTACGGTCTTCCAAGTGAAGAACGAACTATTGAGACAGCCAAGCAATTGGCTAAATCTTTATGGGATGAAGAATACTATGACAAGGTTTTGGAAATTACTCGTAGTGCTAAAGCCCTGCAAATGTTCCGATGGACTTCATGGTGGTGTGTTGAAAATCTTTTCGGCATGGAAAACCCTAGCGAGTTAAATTTTGATGGTATTGAAACGCAACTTGATGATGCCATCAATGGTGTCACCATTAAGGGGTTCATTGACCGTTGGCATGAAGTTGATGGCGGAATCGTTGTTGGCGACTATAAGACTGGCAAGACCCCTGCGCCTAGATTTAGGGAAGATAAGTTTTTCCAGTTATGCCTTTACGGATATGTTTTGGAACAGCAACTAGGGAAGCCAGTTGTTGAACTGGAACTTCTCTATATTAAAGATTCCATAAAACTTTCCCATACTGTCAAGCCTGAAGATATGGCTGAAGTAAAAAAAGTAGTTACAGAAGTCAGAGAACAAATAGATAACAGATGCGCCTCTGGAGTTTTTGAACCTACACCAAATCGCTTGTGCGACTGGTGTGCCTATAAAAGCATCTGCCCAAGTTGGAGTAAATAATGAACGATGATTCGTTTGCCCGCATAGTTGCGGAAGAAGTAAAAAACCAAACAAGTCGTCAGCACAAAGAATATTTGATGCTCCCAGAAAACTGGGTTAGATGGAAACGGGCAGTAACTGTCCTGAATGACAACTTGGCAAATCAGTTAGCGTTGATTACAAGCCAAGAGCAAGACGAACTAGCACGATATGACGATGGTACGCCCGATAGCCGTAAAATGGTTCTGGAACTACAAGCCAACTTTGCCTTCCGTCGGACAAAGATTGAACGGTTTAAGTTCCATGTGGTAGCCCGTCTTGATGAGATTTCTCGCATGATTGCTATGGGCGGCGAAGAAGTTGAAGAACGACTGAAGACGGTTGAGTTTCTGCGGAAAGCAATTAGTGAGCATCGTGCACTTATGGAAGAATACGACCTTGAACCAACAGCGATAGACATTGCGCTTTGGGAAAGTCTTGAAGGTAGATGGGCATTTGATGACATCACCGAAGAGAACCTTATTGATGCTTAGTTTGGGGTTCTGATGACTAGGCAAAGAATGTTTCTAGACATATCTTGTGTTGATGCTGCTCGTGAACGCATGCGTCATGTTTACGATACTTTTGACACTGTGTGTGTTCAGTTCTCGGGTGGAAAAGATTCCACTGCGATTCTGTATCTTGCAAAAGAAATCCACGAAGAGCGTGGGCTCGGACCAGTAAAAGTTATCTTCAGAGATGAAGAAATGGTCAGTCCTGTAGTTGTTGATTTCATCATGAAAGTCAGAGACTACGACTGGGTTGACATGGAATGGTATTGCCTTCCAGTGGGTCAAGAAGTCTGGGTTTTGGGTAGGAGAGAATATTGTTTGCTTTGGTCTCCAGAGCGGGCAAAACGAAATATGTTGATTCGTGAGATGCCTTCTTTTGCAATCAAGGCAGAGCATTTCGGTATTGACCCAACACGCCCAATTCCCGAGACAATCGACTTCTATACGATGCAAGGCAAGAAGGGTCGCACCGCTTTTATTACTGGTGTTCGGGCTAACGAGTCAATGATTCGCTACCGCTCCTGTGTTCAGAAGTTGCATGAGAACTATATAAATATTCCTTTCCGCATGAAGAAGTCAGTGCCTTTGCGTTTCGCTAAAGTTATTTACGACTGGACAACGGACGATGTTCTGAAGTTCATCACCGAAGAACACAACGGTGAATATTGCGAGTACTACGACCTTGCCGCAATAACTGGAAGCAATACAAGAGTGGGAATTCCACTCCACGCAGTTGCGTCTCGCCGTATTGGCGATGTTGTGGCTACCGAGCCAGGGTTCTACGACCGACTGTACGAGTGCTACCCCCATATTGATGCACAGCGTCGCTGGTGGAAGCATTTCAATGTAGAAGGCTTGATTGCCGACTATGTATCTCGCGGATGGGATGGGGTTAAGGACTGCATTGAGGACAACATGCTTACTCCTGGTTATCAGGCGGCTGCATATAAGTTTGCTGGCGAATTTAAGCGTAAGCAATCAGGCGACCCATACTCTTACCCGATTGACTCGCTCGTACGAACACTCCTATTGAATGAGTTCCAAGTATCTTCACCAAACCCCGTGGGACCTAAAACAAGAGCACACACCATGCGAATGCTGGCTGCTCAACAAACAGAAAACGACTTAAATGACATGGATGCACTGGACGACAACATATGAAAATTGAATACATTCCCAACAACGCAATAAAGCCTTCTTCGTGGCGGGCTAACTATCTTTTGAAGCCTGACTTGGAATTGCTTCGTCTTTCTATGTCTGATTTTGGGTGGCTTCAGCCAATCATTGTTCGGGTGGAAGATATGTCAATTATTGACGGTCATCACCGATGGGTCGTGGCTGGAGAACCTGCATTTATCAAGAAGCACGGCAAGCAGATTCCTGTGATGTATCAAGATATAGATTTAATTGATGCGATGATTATGCATGTCCGTTTGAATCGTGCTCGTGGCGAGATGTTTGCTAAACCATTTTCCAAGATGCTTAAATCTATTGTTTTGTCCGACAAGTACTCTTCCGAGGAATTAGAAGACTTACTAATCATGTCCCCTGATGAGGTTGATTTGATGCTGGCTGGTGGACTGCTAAAACAGCGCAAAATTCCACAACATAACTACTCCAGAGCATGGGTTCCTATTGAGGCACCATCAAAAGAGCAAGTGGAAAAGGCTTTGATTGAAAGACCACCTAACGCCGATAGATGAATCTAACCAACCCCCTTGTGTGCTAATGTTGTTTAGTTCCGATTTTGGAGGGCTGGATGCCAAATAGCAACCTCACCGAGGACATTGAGTTTTTGACAGATGTGAATACGCGTGGCTCTGTCGTACGCCGAGGCAAGTTTATTAAGCGCCCCCGTCGGGTAAATGGTCGTAATGTTCCTGGAAATGCTCGTTATTACAGGCAGCGCCAGCGTGAACTTCTTGCAGGTCGTCGTGCTGCACAAAGAGCAACTGAGGGAAGCCGTCGTGCTGCTCGTGGGGCTGCTCGTGGTCGTGCCGCAAACAATCCAGCCGCTCCTGCTGCTGGTGCCCGCCGTACAGGTCTTGGTACACGAATTCGCCGTGGTATTCGTGCTGCTGCTCGTGGTATTGAGCGTCGCGCGGCAAACCGAAGGGCGCGTCGTCGCTAAGATAACGCTGGGAGGTGATTAGTGATGCTGGTAACAGTCGCTGACCTTACGAAATACATGGACATCCGCTTCTCTAATCGTCAAGAGGAAGCAGCGGAATTTGTATTAGAAGGACTACAAAGTGAACTTGAGTCTTATTTGCGTCGCCCTGTAGAGGTTGCCGAATTTACTGAAGTTTACACAATTCCGTCAAATGATGTCGGCATTCCTACATCGTCGTTTTTTTACAATAGTGACCTTGACTCAACTTCTCACGAAATTGCGGCATTAATGCCGCCGTCAACGATTTACCTAAAAAACTCGCCTGTCGTGTCAATTACTTCAGTTTCTATCCGCCAGCCAGCATCGATTACTGGACAGGTGCAGGTTGCCGAGCGTGATTATATAATGCGGCGTTATGGTGTTGATGTATATAAATCTTACGCAAATGATGAAGTAACTATTGTTTACGAAGCAGGGTTAGAAGGCTCAGCAATCAAAGTCTTCAAGTTGATGATTCTCCGTGCTGCGTCACGAGAAATGCAAAATATGCACGACGATGTTGTGGGTATCAAAGACCTAGAAGCGCGAAATGTCGCTCCAATGGAGACTGGTTTTCTGGAAAAAGAACTTGCTGCCGTTAAGCGATGGAGACGCGTGAGGATTGCTTAATGTATAAGTTGAAAATCTCCTGTGATGCAAAAGCAGACATCCAAATGTTGGACAGGATGGAAAAGCGAGCCAAAGATTTCCGACCAGTTTTTAAGTGGGCTAAACAGGAAATCCAGAAGGCTAACGCCGAGAACTTTACTACCAACGGGCTCCCTGTGGGCGGTTGGTCTCCTTTGAGTGCACGCTACGGAGCATGGAAGTCCGTCAACTTCCCTGGCGCTCCATTAATGGTTCGCACAGGTGCCTTGTTTAAGAGCCTTGCTAATCTCCGTGGAGCACCGAATGTGATTGGTAAGAATTTTGCCATTTTCGGTACGAATGTTGAATATGCAAAGTTCCATCAATACGGCACAACAAAGATGGCAAAGCGTCAAATCGTTTTTGAACCAGTAGGTTTTGAAGCGCAACTTAAACTTCGCGCTGTTGAGCACATTGAGAATGACGCTGTTGGTGGCATGCTAAGTTGGTTCAGATGACAACTACCGCTTCAGAACTAATGCATGGTGCTCATTTTGCGAAGAATTTTGTCAATAATTATCTTCAAAATGACATCCCTTCTCGCCTAATCAGGTATCGCAACGGATGGGAACTAGATGACTATGTTCTCCCAAACCCAGAGTTATACCTGACCTACGAACCAATTGCATTAGACCACTGGCCGAGCATTATCACTGTTGTTATCTCCACGAATGAATTTATGCGTACAGGTGTAAATATGGCGTGGAACCCTGAATATCGTGTTTCTTACTCTATGAGAACATACATCTGGGTGAGAACAGAAGGCTCTGGGGAAACGACAGAAATGCGTGACCGTCTGACCACCGTTGTTCGTTCTGCCCTTCTCGACCACCCTTCACTTGACACAGTTGATGACACTGGTGCTTATGACGCAATTATTGATGAAGGAACAATTCGGGAAGAATTTTCTGATTTAACCCTTATTAAAGGTGACCGTGTCTTGGCGGGAGCGTATATAGGCTATGATTTAACTCTGAACGAAATTGTCCTTCGTAAACCGATTGGCTCTGTTCTGGAAATCGAAAACACCGTCTTCAACAAGTTGGCTCAATAATGACAAAACTGACAAAAGTATGGAACGCAACACAGGGTCTCGTTAAATATAACGAAAATGGCGCTGTTGTTGCTCCAGCAGAAACTGCTCAAGCCCCAATGAATATTGTTATGGAAAATGCTCTTGCAAATGGTCTTTTGGTCTTGATGGATTCACCTGAAGAAGTTGATGCGCCAGTGGAAAATGAAGCACCAGCCCCTAAAAAGGTAAAAAAAGTGCACAATCTTGAGAATGCTGAAATTCCAGCAGAGCAAGCCCCTGTTGAAGTAATCCCAACAATTGGGGAAGATGTTGCTGCCAGCGAGGTAGCAAGTGAAGTACAATCTAGTGAAGAAGAACTTCATGAAGAAGGTCAATGATTTATTTATTCCAACTTGGTCTAAGTAAACTTTTCAAACGCAATATGGAGGGCGCCGAATGCCTGGTGTAATCGTAACAACTGGAACCCGCACAGGCCCTTCGGGCAACGGCATTGCTATTGGAGAAGTTTTCTTCATGGCTGCAGAGTGCGAGCGTGGAATTGATACTGAGGCAGTTCTTGTAACTAGTCTCGGAGAGTTTGTAACCGCTTTTGGTGGTTATGTTTCTGCAACAAAATATGCATATCAGCAAGCCCGTGTCTTCTTTGAAGAGGGCGGCTCGGCAATGTATGTTGCGAGCATTTCTGGTTCTGGCGTTCGTGCTTCTAAAGTTCTTGCCGCTGAACCTTCTGCTCCTGGCGTAACTCTTACTGCTGTAGGTAAAGGCACTTGGGGCAACTCAATCAAAGTTGATGTTGTAAACAATGACACTGACGCAACAATTACTGTTCGTTACGGTGCAGATGATTCATTGCCTTTGTTTGAATACACTGGTAGTTGCCAAGAAATCGTTGACGCAGTCAATAACAGCACTGTTTTGGCTAACTACTGCACAGCAGCGTTAACCACTAGCGCAAACGGTGCGGACATCTTGTCTACTTCGGCAGTTAGCGCATTCACTCTCGGTACATATGTAGCCGCAACAAGCACGGAGCGCACAGCAGCACTCGCGTTGTTCACTCCAGACCTCGGTCCTGGCGCTGTAGCGGTTCCTGGTCTTTATGACGGAACAGACACAACTGAGTATGATGCAATCATGGCTCACTGTGTCGCCAATAACCGTATTGGTCTCGTGTCGTTTGCTCCAACCGCAAGCATTAGTGCAGCCAAGTCAGTATCTACCGCTTATCAGGCAACTGACCCAACTGGTCAAGAGCATCTTGCGTTCTACTACCCCAATGTGGTTATCCCATCAGGAACTGGTGTAAACCTTTCCGTACCACCAGAAGCATATGTTGCAGCAGTTCGTGCTCGCACAGTCAAAACTTCTGGAGCATGGCGCGCATACGCTGGTGTCGTTTCAGAGTCACGCTTCGTAACGGGTATTGCAACTGCAGTATCTCGTGCCGACGGCGACCTTCTTGATGCTGACCGCGTGAACGCTATCCGCATCATCAACGGTTCAGTCCGTATCTACGGTGCTCGTTCACACTCAACCGTAACATCGCAATGGCGTTTCATTACCAACCGCGACACAATGAACTATGTCGTGTACTTGGCAGAAGAAGCACTTGAACCCCTCGTGTTCTCTGGCATTGACGGTCGTGGCGGTGTATACCTTGCCATTCGTTCGGCTCTTCAGGGAGTCTTGGAGCCAATCCGTCAGGCTGGCGGCTTCTTTGAAATGTTTGATACACAGGGACGCAAAGTTGACTCTGGTTACACAATCACTGTTGATGACAGTTTGAATCCTCTTGCTCAACTCGAAACTGGCTTAATCAAGGCTCGTGTCGGCGTAAGAGTTTCGTCAGTCGGAGACAAGATTGATGTCAACATCATCAAATCTAACCTGACCAGCACACTGGTATAACGGAGGAATAATGGCTATCACCACTTCAAAAAGACTTGTTGCTCAGCGACAGGTTATTGCAAAAATCAAACCAACAGAATCTGTTGGTCAGACGGTTGCTGCGGCAATCACTAACTACTTTGCAACTGCACTTGAGGGTCAAGGAACGCCTGCTGGCTATCTTTTCACTCAGGTTTCTGGTGGAGAAATCACTGCTTCTGTAGAAAAAGTCTACATGGGTGGCAAAATGTTCCCAGAG